TCACTCGAACCATTCCTCCATGGTCAGTCCGCTTTCAAATATTTTTTCAGCCAATTCTTTTCCTACGTATCTTAGATGCCAAGGCTCGTAGGAATATCCTGTTACAGAGTCTTTTCCTTTGGGATATCTTATTATGAAACCAAACAGATGGGCATTTTTCGCTGCCCACATTCCTTCGGGAGTCTCTCCAAAGGAATCAGTGAGCTGGTTGTTTGCCGATGAGGCTGTTATGTCTATTGCAAGCCCCGTTTGATGTTCGCTGTGTCCGGGCTGTGCCGAGTATTTCTGAGCGTATTCAATGCCTTTGTTTGCTACATTGGAGCTGTAGAGGGAGCTTTGCGTCGAGTAGGATCGATACCCTGACCTGGCGCTTAAACTGTAGCCTTCGGCTGAAGCGGCCTTGAAAAGCTCTGAAAGAGCATCTGATGCAACTTTCCTCAGCTGATTGATTTCAGGGTTTGGAAGTACTGTGGGAACTGATAGCTTTACCAAATCCGAAGGAACGTAATCTGAAGGAAGCGATCTTTCTTTGTTCACCAAGCTGTCTATTGCTTCAAAATCGGTTATGATTCCTTGAGGATCTATGTAGTCTGCAGGATTTTTCCTGACAGTAAGAACTGCAAAGATCTGGAAATCTTCCTCTGGGAGCGAAGTTTTGACTGTGATGGTTTCGCCGCTTAAGGCATCCGGAGATATCCTTAAGGAGCTGTCAAGAGACGATACTAAATGCTGTCCCTGGGTTATATTTGTTTCCACAGAGTCTTTAGTTTCCGTAGCGCTTGTTCCCTCGGAATCCACATAAGTGACCTTAGCCCTTATCTCAAGGAGTTCTCCCGGACGAACAAAGCCGTTGTCTGGGGGAAGGTCGATGAACTCTGCACTATGGACATCTATATCTCCTTTTAATTTTATCCCGTTTATTTCTGTCGTCTCATCAGATGAGCATGAAGATGATAAAACAGTGAGTATGAGAAGGGTTGAGATAAATAATCTTTTCAATGTAAAACCTCCTTTACAACTTGCAAACCCGTATATTTTTATGTTAATATAGTAATTGTCCTTGCGCCTGTAGCTCAGGGGATAGAGCAATGGTTTCCTAAACCATGTGTCGGATGTTCGAATCATCTCAGGCGCGCCATTATCATCATCATTCAAAGAGTCGTGTGTCAACTTTTGTGTCAGTTTTGAAAATACGAATGAATTTCTCTTACTATGCTTGTTCAAATTATGTAGATAATACTTACTTGTTATCTCGATATCGGCATGCCCTAATATTTCACTAATTTCTTTAATCGAAAACTGATTATCCAATAAAACACTTGCAGATGTATGTCTAAACATTTTCATGGTTATTTTATTCAACTTATATTTTTTACACATACGCTTTAGTTTTTGTTGGGGTGTGGTTGGATACATACCATTTACATTATCTTTATCCATAAATACCCACCCTTCCATTTTGTCTTTTCCGTGTTCTTTGAATAACTCCACCACATATTCAGGGATACTTATTATTCTGATACTTGTCTGACTTTTTGGTGTATCTTCAATGACCCCATTTGATGATTGATAACGTGTTTTTCTCACATATATCAAACCCTCTATTAAATCCACATCCTCCCACGACAAACCCATTAATTCACCATTTCTCATGCCAGTAGATAGCGCCAAGTTGAATAGCAACTGCCACTGTACCTTTTCCTTGCTTAAAAGGATAAGAAATTTGTGTAAATCAACATATTCTATAACGTCTGCTTCCACTTTCACCTTTTGCGGTGGCTCTACAAAATCACAAGGGTTTTGCGGTACCAGTTGCCACTTGTAAGCAATTTCAAACAAGGATTTTAAAAACCTGTAAAAGTTTAAAACTGTTTTATCCGATACTTTAGTTTTTCCTTGTCCTAGCGGTGTATTTTTGGCTTGGTGTAAAAATTCGTTAATATCTATGGGTTTAATGTCGGATATTTCCCACCCCTTGAAAAATGGTAATATCCTAGAATTTAGGATGCTAGTATAACCATCAATAGTCGTTTGTTTCAATTTTCTGTTGGCATAATCTCTATACCACAATCTGATAAATTCCTCAAATGGCATTTTTGGCAATTCAGGCAAAGCATTTTCACATTCGGCAACAAATAATGCGAGTTGTTTGTCAGCTTGTTTGGCGGTGCAGTTCTCAACTGTTTTGGCGTATCTTTTGCGTGATTTACCACTACCTTTACTATAGAACAATCTCCATTTTTTGTTGCCGAGGGCTTGTTTGCTACCCAAAGCCATTTCTTAAACCTCCCTTCAAAGTACCTATATTATACCACGTAAATAATCAAAAGGGGTGTCCAAACGGTCTAAGTTAAGCTTAGGTCGTCAAATAGATGGAATCCCAATTCAGGATTACATGGGGTACGCATATTATGGAGTCTGTATTTTATCGACCCCTTAGGTATACGGCAATTTACAGTACCCCTCAACCCCAATTATTTCACCCCCATTCTGGTCGGTAAAAACCCATGATTTTGTGGCAAATCGTAGACTTTTTAACAAGGGTAGGTAAGTGTAAGGGTAGACAAATTAAAACGTTTTTAGCGTTAAAATTAGCCCTATTCGCAGTTCAAAAGGGCATAAAAAAAAGGGGTTTAAGACTACTGGAAAGTAATCCTAAACCCTTTAATTAATCATTTCTTTTTTTTAAAACCTCTAGCATTTCCATGACTTTGGCAGGAAGTTTTATTCCGTAAACGCCGATATTCTCAATTATAGAAATGGTTTCATTGAATAATAATAAATTCACCGTCAAAGTTTTAATGATTCCCGTATCGCCTAAAATTTTATCAAGTTGCACCGCAAAAGCCACGGTTATAATCATGGTAAACTTTTTACCCAAACCTTCTATGAAAGTTCCCGAACGGATAAAATCGTTTCTTTTTCCTCTTCCTTTGCAAGCCTTTAAAAATCCTGTTAAAATATCAAGAACCATGAAAAATAATAACGTCTGAAAAAATATATCAAATCCCCCAAAACAATAGCCAAATATGCCAGCACTTAGGGCATATATCCAGTCTAGTTTGTCCAAGCTGTCACCTACTTTACTCAATCTCTCCCGTTTAAAATAATACTTTGTATAATATTCAAATCTCTATAATCAACAATTTTATCATGGTTCAAATCATAGATTATTTTATCCACTATGTTTAAATTTTCATACCCCAATAAATACCTTTGCACTTTTAATAAGTCCGTTATCTGATATTCATAACTCGGCACAAAAAAACAAAATAAAACAATTAAAACAACAATTATTTTCTTCATGCCATCCACTCAGGCTTTATCGGTTCTTTTTTAGTCTGTGGCGAATCCAACCAAGATTGACGCCATTCGTTATAATCTTCTTTTTGTTGTTCTGTTAGTGTATTCCAAAGGTGTGGAAGTTGGTATTTATCACCTATTTCAAAAGCCTTTTGCCTATCGTGGCGAATTTTATTGGTCAATTTCCAATCTTTGTGCTTCTGATGAGGCTTAAATTTTTTCTTCACATCAGACTGTCCAAAATCAAATTCACAATCAAAAATATCTTCATCTGTCGGAAAATCATCTTCATCAACTATCAATAATTTACACCCAAGTTGCTTAGATTCATCATCAAGATTCAAAGAGGGTTGAAAATATTTAGTTATTGTCTGTTTTTCCTCGTCCACCACCTCGACAATTTGACAGGGAGATGTAGCATAAACTATATTATCCTCATCAATCAAAACTGTGTGTTTAGTTCCCATATTTTAACCCCCTTTTAATAATCAACTGCGTTCCAATGCACTATGGTTTGTGTGGTGTTTGTTCTATATATATAAATGCGAACGTTTGAAGTTGTAGGACTAGATACGCCAACCTCAATTAATCCATCCCCTGGCACTGATGTTTGTGCCGTGGCAGTGGTGGATGGGACATTCCCGAACGTTTTGCCATAACTTGCGGTTACATATGTGGGGGAATTGGCGGTTGGATTAATTGTTACTTTTCCACTAGCTAAATTGCCCGCCATAATCTTATTAGTGGCTTGTAGGTCGTAGGATGTTAAACGCCCTATTGCAGGCACAACATCAATGTTAAATGCGGGATTTGATGTATTCTGTAGGTATAGGTTACCGCTATCAGAAAAACAAAATATCTGTGCCAAAATGTTAGACTGTGAAGAATCCCACATCCTAAACCAGTTAGCATATAATTGGCAATATCTACCATCGGAAGTATCAATTCTAAGTGGCGAATTGTTTGAATTGCCTGAAAGTACGATATTTCCGCCATTCATAGTGGTAGAATTCATGGTAACGCCATTAATAGTTCCAGCATTAACCGTTCCTAAATCGGCGGTAATGGCTGACAAACTGCTAACATTGATTTTGTCGGCATTGACAGCGCCTGCACTAATTTTATCGGCAGTTATTGCATTTGAAGCTATTTCTGTAGCAGTAACTGCACCAGCATTAATTTTGGCAGTGGTAATGGCATTTGAAGCTATTTTATCGGCGTTAATCGAACCAGCACTAATTTTATCGGCTGTAACCGAATTAGCAGCCAATTTATCTGCCACAATAGAACCTGCACCAATAACGGAAGCGTCAAGCATACCCGTGGTTATGAAGTTAGCCACAATTTTACCATCTGAAGTTATGGCTGTTTCATACGTGCCACTATAACCACTTGAAGAATATCCCAATCCGTTCTGATTCCATCGCCAAACATTTGAAGCTGTGCCGATATCGTCAGTATCCATGATTAGCATTTCATAGGGTTGGTCGTTCTCGTTGTAACGCATAACCACGTAACCACCATTATTAGCTTTTATCAGTGCGGTTGCACTTTCGATAGCTGCATCAAGATTGGTACGTGTATCTTCAATGGTGTAGTTAACTTTTTCAATGGCTGTGTTAATCTCCCTAGTGGCATTTTTAATGGTAATTTGCACGTTGGAAAATTCAGCCTTATTTTTTTCAGGCGTGAAAGGATATTCTGTCAGTTTCACGATTCTGTGTTTTGTGATATCCACTAACTGTGGCGATTTACTGACATCTCCACCAAAAGGACTTCCATATAACATATCGCTTTTTTCAAGGGTTTCATTGTCCACATATCCAAAAAAAGTAGAACTGTTAAAGGTCGAACCATTGAAAGTGGTTTCATTATAATTTGGATTTACTTCTGCCACTATGCCGAGAAAAGGGTCGTTTTTATCGATTATCCGTACACTGTCTCCAAGCCTAAAATCAAGAATTGCATAATCATCTTGTATTCCCGATAAATCTAATACATCCACCACAAAAGATACTCTCGGTTGTGCGAGATTTTCAAGCATGGCAATAGCGTCATCTTTTAGTGATTGTGGGTCTGTATATCTATCATCCTCCCAAACCTTTTCAATTACCTTTGATGTGTGAGTGAAATTTGTTACATAATCAATGCCATCGTTAACCGATTCGATAGTCAAACCATCTGCACCGTAAGGATATATAACCGTTGTCAAATCGTAAATGTCAGATTGATATTCACAGCTTTTAAGGTTTAAATCTGAATAGATATAAGCCCCTCTATCAAGCCCTATCATCTGATAGAATTTAACGATTTTATTGACCGAATCAAATTCAACCTCAACGCCATAAGTGCCGACAACTTCCATCACCAAATCATAAGGGGTAGCGTTAAGTTTTCGCACTGTCCTATTTTTAGTGGTAGGATTGGCAAACTGCCAAGTCCAGCCAGTGCCATCTAGTATGCTATCCATGATTTCATCAATGGATTTGTTAACTGTTTCAAATTCTTTGATTATACTGCCTTGCAAATCTTCCACGTTTAGTTTGCCGAAAATCTCGATATATTGATAATCAGAATAATTTATTTCCTTGATTATAAATTCATCTGTGGCATTTTTTAGATACATACCATGTGAAATTTGAGTGGTAAACTCGGAAGTTGTGGGAAGTTTGAAATGCACTGTTTTATCTGCTGTCTCTAAATTGGACTCGATGTAATAATCATCAATTTCATTAAGAAAAGCTATGGTGGTTTTAGTGTAATCTAATAGTTTAATCATATCGCCACCACCTAATTAAACCTTGGTTGATATATGAATTTGATGTCAACATTTGGGTCGCTAAGCATTACATTTGCACCGTCTTTGGGAAGGAATGGAAATTCAAAACTGTCAAAGTTGAAAATCTCATTAATACCGTTATTGGTATATTTATAGTTAACTGAATCCACCAAGTAAACATTGCCGACATTTAGATAGTTAAGCTTCAATGGCAGTTTGGTTAGCCCTTGAATTTCAAGCTGTGAAACTGTTGCCAAAGGTGTAATTTCTATGTTTATAGGTGCTTTCATATCTCCCCAATTCATCAGATTCACATTAACCACGTTGCTTACATGGGTTATTTTTTCAAGCCCGTAGGTTTTATGGCATAGCAAATCAACCGTGAATTTAGCCACTCCATCTTTTAACTTTTCAAGGCTTGTCGTTCCTTCTAAATGTACGTCAAAATATTTGTCCATATCCTCAAATTTAATGGTAGCAAACTTAAAAAACTCCACCAAAGCCGAGAAATTGGATTCCATGGTGGCATCTGTGCCAGCGTTAATTAAAAAGGTAAGTGATAGGTTTTTATATCTTGAATACTCCCTAAAAAATATAGGCTTGTGGCTACCCTCTAGCCAATCATTCACATTTACGACTTCATGGCTTGTAAATTGTCTGTCAATCAATTTGGCGTTAAAGGGGGATAAAAAGGTGTTGTTAAGTGTAGTTATTATCATTATTTAAACCCTCCTTTGAACTAGTGCCATTTGATTTAAGAGATAGTCCATATCATCTTTATTGCGGAATGAATAATTGCCGTTAAGATTAACAGTTGTATTACCCTTATTCCCATCAAGTCCTAGCATCTGTTTTAAATCCCTAAGTGGTGCGACTACCTCAGCCTTTGAACCTTTGCCGTTTGAAGCATCGCCAACACCTACACCACCGTCAAGAATTGCAGGGCGTTTGAATATTCCGCCGTTTGAATACCAATCGATATTAAACTTAGGCACTTTTGGAGGAATCAAAGAAAATTTACCTGATATATTTAGCTTCGGCACTTTCAATTTTGGCAAACTCCACTTAAAACTAAAGAAAGATTTAATTTTATCTATTGCAGATTTAACGGTATCTTTGGCACTGTTAATTGTGTCTGAGATTTTATTTTTAATACTTGTAAAAACACCTGATACTTTTTCTTTGAAGGCGTTAAAAGTTCCACCTATGCTTGCAAATATAGCAGATGCTTTTTCTTTGACTGTATCCCAATTTTTATACAATAATACGCCTATAGCAATTAAAGCTGCCACCACACCTATTATTATCAATACAGGTGCGTTGAGTGCCAAGAAAACCCCTTTAACCACCAACATAGCTGTTTTAATAGCTTTGAAAACTCCTATGGCTATTTTAATGCCACCTATTATTTTACTGATTAACAATAAAAAAGGTGGAATGATTGCCGCTAGTGCAAGGAATTTCATCATATTATCTTTAGTTTCGGGACTTAAACCCTTAAACCAATCAATCAAATCACGCAAACCATCAATTACCCAGTTAATAGCAGGCAAAAGGGTTTCGCCTAATTCAGCCGCCACATCAATGGCTTCAGCTTTTGCAAGTCCCATTTTTGTTTTGGCGTCGAGATTGGCTTCCGTGTATGCGTCTAGTGCATCGCCTGATTGTGCGTAAACTTCAGCCATCAATACCTGTGCTTGCATGTTTTTGTCCACTTCATTGACGTTATCTGCAAGTCCCATTTCTACAGCCTTTTGTTTAACGGTGGTGGCGTCTAGCTGTATACCCAAACTTTTAAGGCTGTCATACTGTCCAGTTAACGCCGATTGCATAGCACCCATTACATCTTGTGCGGTGTGGGTACCGCTATTGAAGTTCGCCAAGGCACCTGCAACGTGCATAAATTCACCCGTCATATCTGTGGCTTCATCCCTCGCAAATCCCATAGGAACAAGTAAATCCTGTATACCTGATGCCATGGAACGTGCTTCAGCTTTTGTGGCAGGCGTTAGTTTTTGAAACTCTGCAATAAAGGCATCTGATTGTGCCGTCATTCCATCGAATACAGTATTATATTTAGCTTCGGTTGCTTCTAAATCCATGGCACTTTTGCCAAAAGCTGCAAACAAACCAGCAATAGGAAGTGTGACTTTTTTCGTTAAATCTTTTCCCCATTTACCAGCATTAGTGGCGAAAGTGTCTAGATTCTTTTTAGCACCTGAAGTTGATTTCTTTATCTCGTCCTGTAAGCCTTTCATGCCGTCTTTAAAATTGGATATGTCGGCTTTAATGCTAATCATCATTGATTCTTCATTCATTTATACATCACCCCATTTGACTTAAATCTATCCATTAAATAGTCCTTAGTGGATTCTTTTTCCTTCTTAGATATCTTGTTAACTTTTTTCTTTTCCTTCTCAAAAGGATTAGAAGGTTTGAAGCTTTTGCCACCCAGGAAAATTCCTATGGCATTAGTAACTGCCAATTGTTGATATTCAAAATCCTGTTTTCTTTTTAGAGTGTACCCCTCAATTATCAGAATTATGTCTCTGACTTCAGATATAAAAAAATCGGCAATAGATATGCCAATCATACCTACTGCCGTTTTCATCAAGTCATTCACATAATCCTCAAAAGTATAATCTAAGGGGTTTACACGTTTTTTATATCTGTCTCTTCACCTTCAAAACTCATATCTTCCTTCTTAAAGCCTAGACTTTTACCCATCTCAACAGTAAATTCTTTCGCTAGTTCCAAAAAAGATATACCGCCTTCGATGGCATCTGCAATTATATCTCCCGTCTGTTCGTGGGTTAATTCTTTCATGCCATCTTTTAAGCCATAATAAATCAACGTTCGCAAAGCTTCTAACGATATATCGTCACCTTCTCCGAATAAAGCGGTAAATGGTTTACCCGTTGCCTTTTCCATTGCTATTAATTGATTTATTGAGTATTTGATTATGTAGTCTTTATTGTTTATTTTTATTATTTTCACGATGAAAACCCCTTTTTTAACTTATATTTTTTTTAGATTATGCCAAAGCACCTGTACCTGTCAATGATACTGCATAGGTTGCCGCATCATCATAGGGTGCTTCTATCGGGAAGTCTGTTATCAAAGCAGAACCCGAATAAGTGGCAACTTCATCAACTGCAACTTGAATTGCTACCTCTTCACCTGCATTAAAAGCAGTTTCCAAAGCTGTAAAAGCCGTATCGTCAAACACGACTATACCGTCGCAATCTATACTCCATTCCTTGAAACCAGCCATGTTTTCTTTCCATCCACCTGAAATTTTACTCGTTACATCAATTACTTCGCTTCCTCTATTTAGGGTAGCGTTACGCTGTCCACCTACGGTAGACCAAACAGGTGTTTCACTAGTGCCAGTATTGACACTAATTAATATATCTACGCCATTTGTAGCCAAAAGCCATTCCTCCTTTTAGTATTGCAATAATCTGATTGTAACTATTCCGTGTACCACGTTTGGTTCTTTGTCATCCGTCACCATTTGGGAAAATTCCTTGTTGGCAACAGATAAATCTAAAGAATAAAATGCAGTTCGCAAAGCATCAATCAAATTAAGCACGGTTATTTTACCGTTGTTTTTATCGAATATGTGAATCTCAAACGTGTATTGAGTGGCACGGATATCTTTATAGTTGATATCCTCGGCATCTACCGAATAATTGATTATATAGGGAAATTCTGCTTCAGTCTCCCAATAATCGTACACATCAACACCAGTTGCCACGCAAGCACCATATATTTGTTCTCGCAAATTATTTAACATATTTTTTAATTACCCCCTTAGCTGATTTTCTCGCCACGTCTAATGCAGGTCTGAGATAAGGTTGTGGGGGCATTTTCCTTGTTCCATATTCTTGATATCTTCCGTAATCAAGGGTTGTTCCTACCTGTGCCTCGTTGTCCGTTAACGTTAAATCAATAGATTTTTTCAAATCTCCTTCATCAACAGGAACAAACTTTCGGGCATTTTTTTTGGCAATGCTTCCTAAATCTTTAACGATGTTTTTTTCGGCATCAACAACTTGTTTAATCTTCTTTTCCACCATTTTTTCCACATGCAAAGAATCAATATTAATTTTAAACATGATTACACCTCGTAAGCTGTGCAGAAACTGAATAAAAAGCCGTAAGGGATAACGCTTTCTAGCTTGTAGGAAACCCCATTTTGCTTGATAATATCCCCTTGCAACAGACTTTTTGAGTCAGTAAAAAACGATAAGATACGATAATAACCGTACCCATTCGATTTACTTTTCATGTCGTTATTTTTTACTTGAAACTTTGCACTAATGGTAAAAGTAATGGAATCTGATTTGGTTTTACCCCCGTAACCATCAGCATTATAAGTATTTCTTTCTATGTTTAGCTTGTCGGCTAGTCTCATAGGAATCTAAACTTTCCAGTGCCAGTGTGTTTTTTTATTTGCGACAAATAGGGGGTAAAGTCTGCATCATTAGAAGCATAAGTGGTTGAAAATCCTTCATGCGATTCAGCAGTCATTCCTTCACTACCTAAACGGTTAAAACGAATGATTGATATTTCCGTCACCACGAAAGAAAGGGAAGAGGGGATTGTATCAACCCCCACCAAAGCCTTTAATCTATCCTCGGTAATTGCAATAATCGCATTTAAAACATCATCTTTTGAAGTGTCCGCGGAAGCTATGCCAAGCAGTAATTTTATATTAGCCAACATTGGCATTACCTACTTTCTTATTCAGTAGCTTCAGTTATTTTTACCACTTTTGTGGCGTCAGTAAGGGCAACCAAGCCGACTTTTCTCATGATGATAGTGTTTTGTCTCTTTTCGCCATCTCTCTCTTGCTCCACTTCAGATTCTTTTTTCACGAATAGAGTGACAGCTTCTCTAGATGCAATAAAAGCTTCGCCTTCACCAACAAGTTTAGAAACAACTACAGGGATACCAGCTATTGTTCCAATTTGTCCGTTGAAAACTATTTCTCCCATTCTTGCAGACTTGAAATCTTCGTCTTTTCTAAGGATTGCTTTTAAATCAGTTCCGATAACGATGAATAGGTCGCTTTCGTCTTCGATTTCCATTTTGCCGATTGCATCAACAAAAGTGTCGTAAGTTGGGTTGCCGTCTAGTGGATATGTTTGTTCCAAAGTAGCTTTTTCTAGTTCTGCGAAAAATCCACTGTTTAGTTCGTTTACCATCACCTGTGAACCAGCTTCCATGCCGTAATCAACGATTTTAGGGTCGGACATTTCTTCTTCATCAAAGTAATCGAACACTTGTTGCTTAACTGTTACGTCATACTCGACAGGACTAAAAGATATAGCACCTCTTACGGTGTTAGCGTCTCCTTTTGCTAATTCCTCAACTTCGCCGGTGTAAGTGTATACATTTACTACTTTTTTCATACCTGCATTTTCAGCAAGAGATGTGTCAATTTTCATAAAATTTCTAGTATTCATTTTAGTGTTCAATAGGTCTGAAAGTCTGCTTTGTAATACCTCGTTGGAATAAACTGTATTTGCCATGTTAAATCATTCTCCTTTAGTGTGTTTTATTTTTTTTTATTATTAATTGGATAGTTGCCTGTAAAGTTCAGGATTTGTACGGAACAATTCCTGTCTTTCAACAACTCCCATTTTTTGAAACTTTTCTTTATCCAATCCAGCAGTTTGAACGCTAGATTTAGGTTTGTTGGACGAAATTCTTTTTTCTACCTCTTCATTCACCATGCCTAGAACCAACTGTTCTAGAGTTGCGATTTTTTGTTCTACCACATCCATATCATCTGCATAAACAAAATCAACCAACATAGTAGATAATTTTTTCTCTTGCAACTTTTGGGAAATCTCCATTTTGCGAGTCATAGCTTGATACTCTTTTTCCTTAGCTTCAAGCATCTTGAACTTTTCTTCCAAGTCCAATGCCTTTAACTGTTCGGGTGTCATTGATGCCTTTTTCTCGTAGTCCTTTAGTTGGATATCAATCTTTCCAGCAATTTCACTTTCCCATTTAGCCTTGGCTGTGGCTATTGCCTGCGAAACTCTCTTATCTGTTTCACTTTGAAGCTTTTTATTAAAATCTTCTTGTGTGTAAGTGGTAGTTTCTGCCCCTGTGGTGTCCTCAGTTGCAGTAGTGTTTTTCATTTCTTCCATGTTTAATTTCTCCTTTTAGTCCTTTAAGTTGAGTTAACCCCTTAAAGTCCAATTATTATTTTTTTTGTATTAAAAAAAGATGCCGTTAAGCATCTGATTTAGCTGTAGATAAAACCGACATCGGATTTCAAAAGTTCAAATCTTGAACATCCGAAAAGGTCGGGAAACACGACTTTTAAATTTCCGAAAGGTCTATAGTGCAAAAGTCACACTTTAAATTTCATGTACGTGTTTAAATTCTTCAAAACTCATACCCATGGGAATTTTAACCCTATCCCCCAATCCGTTTTTACCGTATTTGTAGGGAGGGATATATTCGCCAGGTATGATTGGTTCAATGGTACTTCTACAATTTGGATGTGCAGGTGGAATATTTTGACCTACTACAGCCTCAGAACGTTTAATTCTTGTACCGTCTAGTTTTCCGCAAATTTCACTTGTTCTAGAGTCAAAAGTAGCGTTATATTCCAATTCATCAAAACCTAACTCCCCATATGCCATTACATCACTTTCAGCAATTAAAGCCGTTGTTTCAGTCCTGATAACCCTTCTTGCGTTATAATAAGTATTTCCAGTGGCTTCTTTAAGTTTCTTAGCCGTTAGCCTTGGCGATTCCCCAGTTTTAATGGCATCTTCTAATAACCCCTTTAAATTACTAGTTAACTTTTCCTTATGCTTCCATATCCTATCAGAAAATTCTATGCCGTCGGGTGTCCAATGTGTGTGTACGATTTGGCGTAATCTATCGGGATTTAAATTAGTGAAAGCCATTTGATATCCTGAAGCTAATTCCATCTGATAGAATATGTCATAGTAGTTGTCCTGAAAGGTTTTGATGAGAAGCAATTCAATCTTACGCTGTTCGGTAGTACCAAGGGTGTTGATAATAACCTCGATTCTGTCAAGCATAGATTGAAAGCGTGAGACTTTGACATTAAAGGCAACATCATAAAATACGCTATCCTGTATCCTGTGCCAGTTATAGCCCCCACCAGCCTTTTTAAATGGCTTCAGCAGGGAAGTGTATTCATTTAACACCTTCTCGTAAGCATCGGTATAGCTTTTAAGCAATTCTCCCTCTATATCCTCAACTTCTTGGAAACGTGTTTTTAACCGTTCAGTCCAGTATTCTTTGTTCGGCAAACCTGAATAGCTAGCCATGGCTTACACCTCTGTTTCCTCGTTTGCCATATCCTTTTCAGCTTGAGAAATAAAATCAAAGAATGAATCCCCATTTTCCTTTTGAGTTTGTATCTTTTCCATTTCAGCCGATACATCGTCCACTAGCGAAAGGGAAGATAGCAAAGTTTCTTTTGAAAGTATGCCAGAGAAATTCATAGCCATTTCAGACTCTTCAAGTAGATTTTGTGGTAGACTCCTAGAAAAACTAATCTGTATGCCCGTATAGTCGGCATCGGTGAAAATTCCACGTGTGTAATTCAAGTTGAATAGTAGTTCAAGCCTTCTTTGAAGTGCCTTTTTAAACTTACGTTCCTTCTTGTTGGCTAAGTTTTCAAGTGCCAGTATCTTATATTTTATTGCCACCCCTGATAGATTGCCCGCAAAGGCTTCATCTGTCAGATTCGGTATATAAGATAGTTTGTGGATGTCGTTTATAATCCTACTTTTGTAGGCTTCCAAAGCTTCTGAATTGATATTCTTAACGAGAAACTCAGCTTTTGCACTTGCATCATCAATGTTAATAATGCGATTTTCCCGCATTTGCAAAGCAGTTTCAGTATCAATCTCAGCACCCGAAAGAAAAAGGTAAGCATCCGAAAAATAGGCAAAATCATTAAGTGTATCACTCTCCATATTATTATAGGCATCAATTAGGCTTAGTACCTTCGTAAAATCCCCGTGTCTATCTTGGTTATTCACGTATTCAATCACAGGAACATCACCAAAAAAATGCTCTGTTGAGTCAGTTAACATCAAGCCTTCAGTGCCACCCTTGTAAGTAGATATATCAGCCTTTCCGTAGACTTCTACGTATAATGAGTTATTATATTCAAGTGTGTAGTATCTTACTGCCGCTATCGGTTGTGGGTCGAGTGAATAATCATATATCACAAATATTTCCTCAGGCGATACCACACAAAATCTAGTATCTATCATTGATTCCTTGTCGATATACAAGACTTCGTAAGATACCCCGTAAATCGCCATATTTAAAGCGTGCTGTGCGTTGGTGTCAGCTTCGTCGTTGTAACGGAATATGGTATCAACCACTTCCATTTCCTTTTCCTCACCTGAATAGGTAACAGGTGAACCCATAAAGTATGCACTCGATATGTCACATATGTAACTAGCGTGATTGTTAACTAGCCTAGCATCGGGCTTGTAAGTGTCGTATGTACGGTTTAGTATGTCGTGTTTACCGTCATAATAAGCCTTTAATTTCCGCAATGTCGGCAGTGTACTTGTTTGATGCTGTGATATATATCCTTGAATGTCGGTTATCGACAATTCGCCATCGTGTTTAATCAAATTCTAACCTCCTAAAGTCCTAAAATGTTTTTGTCTAAGACTTTTAATTTTTTTCCTGTGTATAAATCTGAATAGGCATAACGCAAAGCATCTAGTGAGTGGCTAAATTCGTGCGTAGTTCTATCGGTAAATGTGTCAGTACGCTTATCTTTTAAGTAACTGTAGTTCTCGATTTCCGTTATCAAGTCCACACAAGAAGGATGTATTACAATTTTGTGATTCTGCAAGAAAGCAATACCCATGTTAACCGAACCTGCACCTTTCTTAGAACCTTCCACCCTATAGCCTTTAGATTTAAAAAAGGCAATACCCCTAGCATCTGCCGAATCGCAATAAATAAGGGTTTTACCTAAATTGAAATCATTAAGTTTATCGGCTATTTCATCAAGTTGACAGCCTGCCTTATACCAATCCTTGTATACATAAATAGTTTTATTGATTTCGTTGTATAATGTAGCAACTATGGCTGATGGATCTATAAAACCGATATCCATTCCCACACGGTGTTTAAATCCTTGATTAGCTAATTCAAGTGCGTTGAAATCTTGTACACGCCAATTAGTGTATACCAAGCCCTCCACATCAACGCCCCATTCACCCAAACCATATATTTTATATTTAGCAGGATTGCTTACTGCCATTTCATCCAAAGCTTCAACGTAAGAAGCAGGTAAGAAAGGGTTATCCTTGTAGGTCGAATGAGTTAATAACATTTTGCGTCTCGTTTTATTCTGCACAAATTCAAATAACCAATGCTTGCTACTTATAGGGTTAAAGGCAAGGAAGAGTTGATTATAGCCAACCCTACTCCTTAGCCTTAGGTTTAACTGTTCTATAATATCCTTGTTACACTCGAAAACTTCTTCAATGAATACATCAGATATATTAGATATAGATAATAATTTTTGTTCGTCATCTAACCCCATGAATATAATTTCACTGCCGTTGGGTAGGGTTATATTAAAATCACTTTCTCGAATCTTGCAGTATTTAGTCATTTGGAAAGAATCTAAAATTTCCTTGAATAACGAAAAAACAGAATGTCTAATGGTTGTGCCATACCGTCTAGCAACTAACACCTTGCGTTTTGATTTCATAGCCTTAATCAAAATTTTCTGTGTAATAAAATATGATTTACTAGAACCAGCACTTCCCACGTAAATTTCCCACCTATTATCATAATCAAATAGCAAAGGAAAAAATTTAGGCGTGAATCTTGATTTATCAATGTTTAAATTAATCTGCATCCAAATCATCACCCATTATAGTTATGTCGATATTGCTTGAAATTTCTGCTTCAATCTTTTGGGTTTGTAATCCCATCTGTTTTTGCAGTAAATCCATAGCTTTTAACCTAATTTGTGGGGTGTATATGGTGTCTTTTTTGTCAGCTTCCACCATTTCCATTAAACTAAGTGCTACTTTATCGGCTATTTTCTTTTTATCGCCTAAAATATCCTGCAATCTATTATCAATATATTCTCTAACTTCAGGTTTTTTCATAATCTCGTGTGCGTGTTTATCAGCCGTGGTTTGTTTCATCTTTGGGTAAATTTTCATATAAGCCCTTCTTTGTTGAAATCCATTAGCCAAATATTCTTCACAATACTGAATTTCTTTTGGTTTCAGTGCCAATCACATCACCCCCTTTATTTTTTGTACGGTGCATCCTCTATTTTCTAATGCCGACAAAGACACTAGGAAATTCTCGAATCTGTGGCGTCCGTCCCATCTCGAATCGTACGTGTATACTTTTCTTGGTGGATATTTAGCCACATATTCCTTCAAATCTGCCACTCGTATGGCGTACATATCGTGAGTTTTCTGACATAAAAAAAACAGGTAATCAGCTTGAATAGTCTGCCACCAACCTTTTTTGCCACTAGTGGTGTCGAGATTCTCCAAGCAAATATTGCCTGTTTCGTGCATCCTGCCGTCGTACTTAACTTCGATTTCACGTTTTATTTTTCCTTTTTCGACTATCAAATCCGAATCGCCGTCCTGTGTAAGTTTGTCGTAACTACTAGTAATTATGTTCCAACCTCTATTTGAAAGAGTCGAAGCCACAATAGCTTCACCCTTTTTACCTTTAGCCAAATCTGCGTTCCAAGCCATGTAAAAATAACAGTCCTTTTCATAAATAAAATTCCTCCCAAAATTTATTTTTATTTTTTATAATTTTTTGCATTAAAAAAGCGACAAGGAAATTAATCCCTATCGCTAAATATTTCTTTATATTTGTCGTATCTTTTTAAAGCTAAATCTAATCTTTCATTTCGTTCAAAAACCCAGTAAAGATTCCCATTTGCGTGGCGTTTGCGTTCAATAAATCGCAAGCTGTTTAGCTTAAGAAAGTCCTTTAATTTAAGTGAATAACAGTAAAAATAACTCATTAAATCGCCCCTTTTAACCGAGGGTAGGTATTACCCCCTTTAGTGTAAAAACTCTTGAATTTGCCACAAAATCGGCTTGATTCGCAGTTCAGAACTCATAAAAGTTCTTGCATCTCAGCCAACAGTTTTCTTATGTTTTCAGCTTCTTCTTTATTTTTTTGGTTTAACTTTTCAGCTATCCAAATTTGTTCAAATGCCAAAGCCAAATGTTTTTTTGTATCCCCGTATAAATCTCTTTTTTTCATATTAAAAATTCTCCTTATTCATAATTTCTTTTTTTATCTCAGCCAATTTAATTTTGGATTTTTCATTAGCCACCATCAAATCTTCCATGGTTACATTCACCAAATAGCTAGTGTCGCAATTCACGACTTCTGCTCCGTTAAAACCGTTAAAATTCCCACCATACATCAAATTAATCATCCTTTTCTTTTATAATATTTTTTAATAAAAAATTCCCCATGAAAAAAGGGAATGTGTCAGGCATGGGGCTTAGATTTTCCCCTAAATATTTCAGGGCGTTAGAATCTAAGTGAGTGCCTATTATTTAGTTTAAAAGATTTGGATTTCGTTCACTTGCGTTCACTCATCCTGCCTGCGGATTCTAAAGAATCCTTGGCTAAAAAGACTTTGTTTTTCAACCACCGAGGATTCGCAAGAATCCGAAGGTGAAAATCTTTTGTCTTTTGTATAACCACTTTACCTAGATATTAACTTTCCCCCAATTCTAGTGCAAAACTATAAGATAATAGTAACTTGCACCAAAAGTGGGGGAAACTATTTAGACAATTCGTCAATCAAAGTTTTAAATTTATCAGTGGTGATTCTTGGCTCTATCTTAACCAATCTGCCGCCACATTTAAGTTCAAACTCTTTAAATGCCTTTTTCTTGGCATCCATCTTTTGTGCCATAGTATAATAGATTCCCTGTGCTTCCTCGATAGTTAAACACAAACCCAAAGAATCTACTAAATGCCATTTCCATATCCCGTAAAATATAGTCCAATAATCTTTCCATTCTTGAATAGTTAGTTTTTTTCTTTGCCAGTTTCTTTTTTTGTTCCCATAAAACCATAATTGGCAATCAGTTTTTTTATGATTTTTTATCTTTTCCATGTATCCATTTTTAATCAAAAGATTTCGTATTTTATTAGCTGTGTATTTACTACAATGAAATTTTTCTGCTAATTGAGAATCTACCATAAATCTAGCTTCATCAGGTTTTTGGTGCAGAAATAATAAGTATTTTCGCATAATAACAGGGTAGGGACATTTTATCCCAGCCACATCTTCAAACTTTTCTTTGAAAGTCATTTCTTTCCACGGTTTTTTATATATTTCTTCTTCCACATGGTACACGGCTTTTTTACCTTTGCCGATTTTTTCAAATCTCCAACCATTAACCATTAAATTTTCCTCATGTCGAGTGGGGTTTCTTAAAAAGTTGGAAGGGGAAGTGTTGGCGAGTGTTGCCATTTCTATATAATTTAGTTTTTCCAATTTAGTTATTCCTTTCTAATATTTTCTATGATATTTAGCAATATCTGCTTGTAGTTTTGGTGTGTCTATAAAAGACCAGATAATAAAACCTTCTTTGTTGTAATTTGGTATGGTTTTTTTTACTACGTTGCCAGCTTCCATTAATTTATATGCAAGTCTTTTGGCGTAGATTAATTTTGTTTCTTCCATGTTGGTTTATTCTCCTTTGTTTAAATTATTTTTGTTTTATTTTTTCTTGACACTTTCATTTAAGTGTGATAAGCTATAAGAGTAGAAGTATGTTTATTTACTTGTGGAAACCCTACTAAATATTATACGGGTTTTATACCCCTTTGTCAAGTTTTTTCCTGTTTTTTACTTTTAGCATCACGAAATTGAAAGCCTGTTCAAATTCCGAAGTGTTTTCGAATAGCCAAACTAGCTTCCAGGGTTGATTATAATTCCTTTCGGTGCCGATAGGGTCGAATCCCATATCCACCAGTTCCTCAGCTATAGCCTTTGATAAAACTTTCTTGACGCCAGTTTCTTGGCGATATTTTTTTTCAATTTGGCTGCCAAAATGTTTGGTGTAATATAAATCGTCCATATACTCACGCATCCTCGCATCGTAGCGGAATACATATATATCTTTCTCGGCATCTATCGGATTCGGACAGATATCTATCAGTTCGCACCCAATACTCCTCAGCTTGTCAGCCATGTGGCGATTTTTGATGTTTCGTGTTAAAATTTTCATTAAAAATTCTCCTTTTCATAATTGATTTTTGTGTACAATTCTAATAATTCAATTACCTTGGCGGTTTTTAGGTACACCCAAAAATTACGGTTAGTGGTGGCGTTGAAACCCTTACTAGCGTAAATCTGACTGTTAGCCTTTAAAAACCGATGCAGGTTAATGCTGTAACATTTGTAAAATTCCATTCTTCACAACCCCTTTATATTTAACACGGCTTGATTGATTTTCTCGATGTTTTCATCAGAGTAATCAAACTGACCGTCAAGCCACTTGTACACGCTAGACTTGTTTAGATCTGCTAATCTAGCAAAAGCTAAGACCGTAAAGCCTTTAACCTTTAGATCTGCTACTTGCCTGCGTAACGTGGCGTTATCTCCATTTCTCATTATTAAACCCTCCCAAGTTTTAATGGTATTTATATTTTCGAGTGCAAAAAAATGCACTAAGTAAGCAATAAAAAAAGAGTCGTATAAACGACTCTTTCAAATAATAGAAAGCCCCTAAAATGAGTGGTTAAAGGAACTTCTGATATTAAATTAGGAGGACTCTGTAGATAACCACAAAGCCCCGAAGGATTACTCAACGAACTTTACCAGAAAATTGAGTAATATATATATAACGGGTGACTAGTCCGTTAATATCCGAATTATTATTTGTTTCCTGACGTATTATTTTTTTCTTCTGTTCCACAGTAAGTATCTTTTCTGAATACATTTTATAATAAAATTTCTTGTTATCTTTTCCTTTAATTAATTTAATCTTGTTTTTTTGCTTTTTTAATTTTTTTATATAATCTTTATCTTGATT